GTCCCTCTTGCCCGCGAGGAGCGGGCGCGGCAATATCGTGCCCGTGGTCGCTCGAACGCGGAGATCGCACGCGCCCTCGGGATCACCGAGACCGGCGTCGACAAGATCTTCCGCCGCATGCCGGAAACGCCCCGCAAGGGCACCGATCCGCGCCAGGGCCAGCTCTTCCCCCTCGACTGACGATATGACCGCCCGCGCGGGCATGAGACCATGCCGCCAATCCTGACATCCTGCGCATGACGGTCGGGCCTGCCGACCGGTGAAGCAACCCGAACCGGTCGGCCAGAGCCGGCCGGTTCCCGCGCCGGAGCAGCCCTATGACCTCCACTCCTTATGATCCGCGCCTCATCCCCTGGACCGGGGAGAATGAGGGCAAGGTGTTGCGTGCCTATCGCTGCCCAGCGGGCAAGATCACCATCGGCTTCGGCTTCACCTGGGGGTCGAGCCGCTTCCGCGAATGGTGGATGACCGAACGCGGACAGAAACTCAAACTCGGCGATCGCATCAGTGAGGCTGACGCGATCTATCTTTTGAAAGAGGCGATAGACGCGGAATACGCTCCTCCGGTTCTCAAGGGAGCGCCGGACGCCACCCCTCATGCAAAGGCCGCCGCGATCGACATGCTGTTCAATTGCGGGATCGGCGCTGCCAGGTGGAGCTGGTTCAAGCTGCTCGCGGCAGGAAAGGTCTCCGCCTCGGCCGAGCGGTTCAAGGTCACCGGAACGACCGCCAAGGGTCGGCGTCTGCCGGGTCTTGTCCGTCGCCGCGCCGAGGGTGCCGCGATCATGGAGTTCAATCGCTGGCCCGCCCATATCAAGGCACCGCGCGCCATGACCGTCGAGGGCCTCCGCAAGTCGAGTGGTTGGCGGCTCGGGGCAGACGACTTTTCGCAGGGTCTGAAATGGCTCGTCGAACTCGGCTATCTGGCTCCAGGCGCAACAGGTGACGACAAGCTGATCACGGCGGCCACCCGCAAATTCCAGGGTGAGCATCCGCAGCTCGACATGGACGGCGTACTCGGTCGGGCAACTCTCGATCAGTTGCAGCGCATCATCGACCTGCGCAAGAAAGCTGGCGGAACGGCGGCTGGCGGCGTGGTGGTTTCAGGAAGCGGGGCCGCCGACAGCACCGCTCAGGTCTCGGGTTATGGCGACTGGCTTCTCTACGCCGGCGGGGCATTCCTGTTGCTGGGGCTCGCGTGGCTTGCCTGGACGTATCGCGACGAGATTTCCATCGCGCTCAAGGGACCTGAGAAGAACGGGAGGGCCATCAAATGATCAGCTTCCTCGGGGCGGTGCTGGTGGTCCTTTTCCTTGTCGGGGGTCTCTTCGTCTGCCTGTCGATGTTCGCGATGAACGTCCTGGCCGAAGCCAATCGGCCGGTCCCCAGGGGCGGCTTCCCTGGCCTCGGCTGGCTCATTCCAGCGGGTGTTTTTGCCCTTCTTCTCATTCTTGCGGGGTTTTGCTGACATGTCTCTCATAGGTGGAATCCTCGCAACGATCGCGGCCGAGGTCGGAGCTCCGATCGTCCGTGATATCCTGACGAAGCGTATCGGCCCGAAGGGTGGAGAACTGGCTGAGGCCGTCATCAAGACGGTGGCCGGCAAGGCCGGCGTCCAACCCGAAGAGCTTGAGACTGTCTCAGAGCCAGATCTTCGCGAGGCTGTTCTCGCGACAGAAGCGGAGACGCCCGAGCTCATCGCCCTCTGGTCTGCCGGTGTCGAAGGTCAGTTCGCCCTCCTGAAGGCCGAGATGAAGGAAGGCTTCTGGCAGTCGGCCTGGCGCTGGGGCTGGATGTATCTGCTCGGCGTGTACTGGACCTTCTACCTCTTGATCTTCCCGATCGTGGAGACGCTCACCGGCGTTCTGATCCAGCGCGTCGATATCACCATCCTGATGACGCTGACCACCTGGTTCATCTCGCTTTACATGGGCGGACACACCATCAAGTCGCTGGGCGAAAGCGCCATCAACGCGGTCAAGAGCTGGAAGGCTGCGCCGTGAACCTCGGAAACTCTGCCTTCGATCTCGCCGAGCTGCGCGCCGAACAGGAGCGCGAAGCCGCCATTCGCGCCGCCGGGCTGGCTGTCTCTCGCCCCGGTTCTCCCGACTGTGTGGAATGCGGGGATCCGATCGGAAATGAACGAAGGGCGGCAGCCCCCTTCGCAACCCGTTGCGTGTCCTGTGCGGAGCGCCAGGAAAGGAACCGGCGTGCTTGAGCCTGTGAAAGAGTGGTTGGGGGTCTTTGCTCTGGTGATCTCCGTCGGGGCGACGCTCTACGCCTGGCTGACATCCTCGAGCCGGGTCAACGCCGAACATCTCAAGGGGATGGACGAGCGTTTGGAGGCTTGCAAGGAAACGATCGCCGCATTGGAAAGACGCACCCAGACAGTCGAGCAGGAACTGCGGCACCTCCCGGCCAAGGACGATGTCAACGAGCTGAAGCTCTCCCTGGCGAAACTCGAAGGCACCATCGGGCGCCTCGATGAGAGCCTGAGCGGCGTCAACCGATCTGTTCGCAGGGTGGAGGACTATCTGTCGAGCAGCAAGGAGAAGGGCTGATGAGCTACGAGGAACACCTTCAGGCGGATGCCCGACTGACGATCCTCAAGGAACTGTCGCGGCAGACCGACGGGCGTCTGAACGAAACCGTTCTGACTGCGGTGCTAGACGCGTTTGGCTATCGCAAATCCCGTGATTGGGTCCGCACCCAACTTCGGGCGCTGGAGGACATCGGCGCGATCACTCTCGCCCAGGCCGGAACCGTATTCATCGCCTCCATCACACGCGCCGGACAGGATCACGTCGATCGGCGCACCATTCTCGAAGGCGTGCAACGTCCTTCGCCGGAGGTGTGACATGGCGAAGACCAGGCGGAAGGGCCGCGGGCAGCTCTCGGGTATCGAGCGGCTGCCCGACGAATGTCAGCCGGTTATCGCCTGGGCGGCCCAGGAGTTGCAGAACCGCGAGCGGACGCAAACCGAGATCTACGAAGAATTCTTTGCCAGGCTGCAGGCGATCCAGACAGAACATCGCGGCGAACTGGAATTCGCGATCCCGTCCTTCTCGGCATTTAACCGCTATTCGCTCAAGCTCGCGGTGATGACCCGGCGCCTGGAGGACACCCGGCAGATCGCCAAGACCATCGCGGACCGCTTCGACGCCGGATCCTCCGACGAACTGACCCTGATCGCCGCCGAGGCGATCAAGACGTTGGTCTTCGAGCTGCTGACCGACGCCGGCGAAGGCGGCATCGATCCGAAGGGCGCCATGAACCTGGCTTCGGCGCTCCGCGCGGCGGCTCAAGCCCAAGGTGTCTCCACCGCCCGCCGCCAAAAGGTCGAGAAAGACTTCGCCGAACAGGTCGAGGAAGCCGTCGAGACCGTGGTTCGCGAGAAAGGCATGTCTGAAGAGACCGCCGAAGATATCAAGACCCGCATTCTCGGGGTGCGAACATGAGCGCGCCGATCAGCAAGGAAGAGTGGGAGCGCATCCGGCGCGACTCGATGGCCGCCACGCCGGAGTTGGTCGAACGGCTCGGCCTGCCCGACGTTTTGCTGGGTTATCAGAGCCGCACGGTTGCAAAGCTCGAAGCCGGCACCGCCGTCCTCGTTATCGAAAAGTCCCGACGGATCGGTCTCACCTGGGGGCTGGCGTCCTACGCTGTCCTTCGTGCATCGAGGTCACGATCGGCCGGCGGTATGGACGCGATGTACATCTCCTACTCGCAGGAGATGACGCGTGAGTTCATCGACGCCTGCGCGATGTGGGCGCGCGCTTTTGCGGTCGCCGCTGCCGAGGTCTCGGAGTTTCTATTCGACGACACCGATCCGAAGCACCCGGACGAGACGCGACACATCCAGGCGTTCCGCATTCGCTTTGCCTCCGGCTTTGAAGTCCTCGCCCTCTCTTCCGCCCCGAGGACGCTACGCGGCAAGCAGGGTCTGGTCATCATCGATGAGGCGGCCTTCGTCGATTCTCTCGCCGAGCTGCTCAAGGCAGCGCTCGCGTTCCTCATGTGGGGCGGGCAGGTCGTTGTGTGTTCGACACACGACGGCACCGACAACCCTTTTAACCAGCTCGTCCAGGACATCCTTGGAGGGCGCTCGAAATACGCTCATATGCGCATCGATTTCGACGAGGCACTCAAGGAGGGGCTGTTCGAACGAATCTGCCTTGTAACGGGCAAGGAATGGAGCCCGGCAACAGAGGCGCAGTGGCGCCAAGACATAATCGACTTCTACGGTGATGGCGCCGACGAGGAGCTTTTCTGTATTCCCACGCAGGGCTCGGGCACCTGGCTATCGACACCTCTGATCGAAGCGCGGATGACGGTTCCCCGCGAAGACGCCCCGATCCTGAAGCTTGAACTACCAGCCGACTATCTCCAACTCCCCGAACTGAAGCGCCGGTCGTTAATCGCGCCGTTCCTCGAGGAGTTATCCGCTGCCCTCGACGGGCTCGACAAGTCAGCGCTGCACGCGCTCGGCTATGACCCTGCCCGACGAAACGACCCGGCGATTGCCCACCTTCTCCGCGTCTCCGACAACCTCGACCGCGTTTCGGCGCTGACTGTTGAAATGCGAAACGTGCCGTTCGCCGAACAAAAGGCGGTGCTGCGCGACATCATCAGATCCGGTATCCGCTTCGTAGGTGCGGCGATCGACGCCACTGGCATGGGCATGAACCTCGCCGAGGATCTCGGTCGAGAGTTCGGCATCCGTGAGGATAGCGACGGCGCGGGTCTGATCTGGCAGGTCACCCTTTCCACTACCTGGTACAACGAACACATGCCGCCCCTGAAGACGGCGTTCGAAGACGGCACGATCGCGCTTGCCGCCGATCCCGAACACGTCATGGACCTGCGATTGGTTAAGATCGTTCGCGGTATTCCCTCAATTCCGGCCGAACGCGAAGGCGAGAAGGGCGCCAAGAGACACGGCGATTTCGCAGTCGCCCTGGCGCTCGCTCATTTCGCCACGAAAATGGAATGGCGCGAATTCGCCTACCGAACCGCCCAGCCGAAACCGTCCCGCTTCGAGGAGCGCGCCGGGCCGGCTGACGAGAGCGGCTGGAGCGATCGGCCGGATGAACGAAGCGGCCGATTCCGCATGGCATCGTTGCGCCGATCGAGAGGACTATACTGATGGCGATGGACTGGTACGACGCTTACGGGCGCAAGGTGAGCACCGTCGCGCTCAAGAATGAGCAAGGCGGGCCTTCGATGCGCGGCGTCCGGCGACCCGATGCACTGCATCCTGCAGCGGGCCTTACGCCTGGACGGCTGGCGCAGATGCTCCGGAACTCGATCGACGGGACGCCCGAGGACTATCTGGCGCTCGCCGAGGACATGGAGGAGCGCGACCTTCACTACGGTTCGGTCATCCAGACCCGCAAGCTGCAGGTCGCAGGACTCGAGATCACCGTCGAGGCGGCGGGCGACGATCCCAAAAGTGTGGAGCATGCCGATCTGGTCCGCGCGGTCATCGAACGCGACGAGTTCGAGATCGAGCTGCGCGACATTCTCGACGCCACCGGCAAGGGATTTTCCTGCACCGAAATCATCTGGGACACATCGGAACGGCAGTGGATGCCGAAGCGGTTGTGCTGGAACGACCCCAGATGGTTCGAGTTCGACCGCACCGATGGCGAAACCCCGATGCTGCGCGGAGACGATGGACCGGAACCGCTCAAGCCCTATGGCTGGATCTACCATTCCTTCAAGGCCAAGTCCGGCCTGCCGATCCGTGGCGGGCTCGCGCGCGGCGCCACCTGGTCGTTCCTGTTCAAGTCGTTCACCCAGAAGGACTGGGCGATCTTCTGCGAGGCTTACGGCCAGCCCCTGCGGCTCGGGAAGTACGGACCGGGTGCGACCGATGACGACAAGGATGTGCTTCTCCAGGCGGTCGCCAATATCGGCACCGACTATGCGGCCATCGTGCCGGCGTCGATGGCCGTCGAGTTCGTCAAGGCCGACGTAACCGGAAGCCACTCCTTACACGAGGACCGTGCCGACTGGCTCGACCGGCAGGTCTCCAAGCATGTCCTCGGGCAGACCTCGACCACAGACGCGCAGAAAGGCAGCTACGCGGTCGGCTCGGTGCATGACAGGGTGCGCGATGATATCGAGAAGGCCGACGCGAAGGCGCTTGCCGCAACGCTCAACCGCGATCTCGTGCGGCCCTTGGTTTCCCTCAACTACGGACCGCAGAAGAGCTACCCCAAAATCAAGATTGGCCGACCCGACGAGGAAGACGTCGACAAGCTGGTCGAAAACGTCGCCCGCCTCGTGCCCCTTGGCCTCAAGGTCGGGATGGCGACAATGCGCGACAAGCTCGGCCTTCCGGACCCCGGCAACGATGAGGAGCTGCTGCAGTCCTCTCCCCCCGCGCCACCTCAGGCGAAAGACGGCAAGACACAGTCCGACCAGATGATCGCAAACGAGGACCCACCGTCCGACCCGGCCGCGCTCTCGGCACGTGGCTCCAGGCGCGGCGATGCGATCGACGAAACGGCCGATGCCCTGTCACGTGACTGGGAGCCGCTGATTGGCCCGATCGTGGCCGGGCTGGATCGCGAGATCGCAGAAGCGACCAGCCTTGAAGAGGTCCGGACAATCCTTCGAAGACGGCTTGAAGGTCTTTCAAGCGATGCGCTTGGTGAGGAGCTGGCGCGCGCGGTCTTCGCCGCCCGCCTGTCCGGTGAGGCTGACGAGGAACTGGCGTGACGCTCAAGTTCGATCCGGTCCCGCCGCTCGACGCCATCCAGG